GCATATTGGCACGGATTCAAGATACAAAGGGATAATGGTAGAATTAATAAATATTGATAGTTGGGATTCAGATATACAAGATCCGGAAATTGATAATATTATACCACAGAAAAAAACAAAAAGAAGATCAGTAGCATTAAAGGAAAGACAAAAGAATACAGTATATAGAAGAGCATTTTCTGAAACACAATTATTAGATATAGTTGGATTTGATTACCAGGATGGAGATGTTTATAATTGCATAACTGCCGGAGATGTTGATGCAATGTCTTATTTGAAATTAATGATAAGACAACAGGACTTAGATTATTTACTTTTCAGTACATGGGTATTAGCAAATGATGATATATTACAGCTAGAAGAGTGGATAAATGAAGGCAGGATAAAAAAATGTGATGCTTATTTGGGTGAAATATATCCAAAGTCTTATAGTGTAGAATTTGCAGAATTAAAAAGAGTGTTAAATGGAGTTGGTAGAATTGCAGTATTTAAGAATCATTCAAAAATATTTGCCGGATATGGAGATAAATTTCATTTTGGTATTCAAACATCAGCAAACATAAACACTAATCCGAGAGCAGAAAATGGAAGTATTACAATAGGGAAAGACATATTTAACTTTTATAAGGAATATTTTGACGGAATAGTTAGTTTTTAAAGATGAGTAAAATAATAGATATAGACTGGAATAAAGTTGGAATGATGCTTGAGGCTCATTGCTCAGGAAGTGAAATTGCAGGTAAATTAGGAATACATACTGAAACAATATATAAGCGTTGCAAAAAAGATTTAAACTTGGATTTTATTACATTTAAGACACAAAAAAGGGAATCAGGAAAAACGATATTAAAAATGAGCCAATTTGAATCAGCTGTAAAAGATAAAAATATTGCAATGCAGATTTGGCTAGGAAAACAATTATTAGGACAAAGCGATAAAAAAGATATAGATCATACAACAAACGGCAAAGAGATTACAGGATTCGCATATATGAAACCAGATGCAACCGATAGTAAAACCGAATAAAAGACAACATGAGGCATATGCAAAACTACAAGATAAAACGACTAAGTATGTTTTCATGGGAGGTGCTGCCGGTGGTGGTAAGACCTGGCTCATTGCCGAGTGGTTAATGACAAACTGTTACTTCTTTCCTAACTCTAGGTGGTTTATGGCTAGAGAGGAGTTAAAGAGGTTAAGAGAAACAACATTACAGACGTTCTTTAAAGTATTGAGATATTATAATATTCCGCAAGGCGATTTCAGATACAACGGTCAAGATTCATTTATAGAACATAAGAACGGTTCACGAATAAGTTTACTTGACTTAAAGTATTTACCCAGTGATCCTTTATTTGAAAGGTTTGGAAGTTTAGAATATACTGGCGGTGCAATGGATGAATGTGGTGAAACACATTTTGGAGCATTTGACACATTAAAAACCAGGATAGGAAGATGGAATAACGATCTATATGGTTTAACACCGGCTAAGATGTTATTAACTGGTAACCCAAAAAAGAATTGGACATACCATACATTCTATAAACCTAATAGAGATAACACACTACCAAAAGATCATGCTTTTATCGTAAGTTTTGCAACCGAAAACGAGTATATTGATTCAGGTTACATTGAGAACTTACACGGCATTAAGGATAAAGTTTTAAAGGAGCGTTTATTATATGGCAACTGGGAGTATGATAATGATCCATCTGCATTAATTGAGTACGATAAGATTGTAGATGTATTCAGTAACACATTTGTTGAAAAAAATATGTTTTATATTACAGCGGATGTAGCAAGGTTTGGAAGCGATAAGGCGGTTATTTTATTATGGAACGGCTTAAGGGTTGAAAAGATAATAACGTTTGACGTAAGTAAGACAACCGAACTGGAAGATAAAATATCTACACTTGCAACTGAATATAGTGTGCCACGATCTAGGATAATGGTCGATGAAGATGGGGTTGGTGGCGGTGTGGTAGATCACTTAAAATGCAAGGGATTTGTAAACCAAAGTAAGCCTAGAAATAAAACCTATGCAAACTTAAAATCAGAATGCAGCTTTAAATTAGCTGAGATGGTAAATAAAAGTGAGGTTTATATATCAGCAAATGGTGAGAGAGATACGATTATTGAGGAACTAGAACAGTTGAAACGTGACAATGTAGACAAAGATGGCAAACTGACAATTATAAAAAAAGACAAGGTTAAGGATTTGATAGGGCGTTCTCCTGATTATTCTGATGCCTTAATGATGCGGATGTGGTTTGAAGTAAACAACAAACAAAGGATATACAGAGGATGAGGTTTTTAAAATACAAAGAAGATGAAAAGATAATGGATTTTTTAGATTCAATTATGACAAAAACTTGTACCGACTTTGATTTAGATCATACATTTGCAGCATATTTACCAGATGGTAAATTTGTTCTTACGATTGAAACAAAGATAGAATGTACAGGTAATTAATATATGAACTACAGACTACAACGCGACCAAACAGGATTAATACGCTATGCAGTTAGTAAACATAAAGATATTACAGTAGAATTGTTTTGCAATACAAACGACATTAAATCAGTAGAAGACGAATTGAGTAAGGAAACAAATAGAGTTCTAACGAACAAGTGATTAGCCAGGATATTGGCAACGGATTAAACGTTGCATAAATGATCTTAACAACAGATCAGATTTTTAAGTACATAAAAACACCTCAGAACCCTAACATAACTAGGGCTGTTAATCAATATACACAGCTTAATGTTAACGTTAACGGAGTTGGTGTTACTGAATATCTGGATACATTACAGGGTTACGAGAACGCAGATCAAGCGAAGCTAAGAAAGAAAAGGGCTAAATCTAACAAACATATATTTTCAGCGGTGTTAAGGCCGATGGATAAGATACTAACCGCTAAAGGAGGCAGTGTATTTTTAAACCTACCAGACAACCAGGAGGACAGGGCTAAGGCTCAATTATCAAACGTTCGCAATGGTGAATCCATGAAAGACTTCTTCCAGAAGATATGGAAGAATAAATTTGTGACAGACCCCAACGGTTTAATAATGTTCGAGGTCGAAGATGATAACACCTATCCAACATATAAATCCATACTTTGCATACATGATTATATAGTTAGTGGTATAGTTCCTGATTATATAATATTTAAGAAATACAGCGAAACGTTTGCAGAAAACAACGGATTATCAGAAGGCGACTATTACAGGGTAATTGATGATGCGTTTGACTACGTTGTCCGTATGGGTGATGAGAGTGCAACTATCATTGATGACTTAACCTTTGATAATTACTTCGGAGTAGTTCCGGCGTTTACCTGTTCAGATATTCAAGACCCTAATTTCGATCTTAAACTTTCACCTATTGATTCAGTGATTGAATTATCGGATGAGTATATGCTTGACGGCTCTATTCATTCTATCTATAAGTTTCTACATGGCTTTCCTTTGTACTGGCAAATATTATCTGACTGTCAACATTGTGAGGGTTCGGGATTGATAGAGGGTAATAAGTGCGGTTATTGTGGTGGCACTGGTAAGGACATAAAGCGCGATGTAAGTAAAGTATTTGGTGTTGAGCCTCCAGTGGGTGATGACCCTGTGATCGTTCCTGATGTAGCCGGTTATGTTTCACCTCCTATTGATGTATGGCAGGAACAACGTACTGAATTAGACTGGATGGAAACGGCTATTGAATTTGGTATATGGGGAACTGAAAGAACAGAAGAGGCTAAGAACGAAACGGCAACCGGAGCATTTATAAACACACAGCCTAAAAACGATAGACTTAATGAGATGTCAGATACTACCGAGCGATTAATGAAAACAGCGGTAGATCTTTATCTTTCATTCTATTACATTAACTATCCAGGATCAGCAATTAGCTTAGGAAGACGCTATTTGATTGAGCCACCTGATAGCATTATGAAAAGATTTATTGATGGTAAAGAGGGGGGTATGCCTGCTACCTCATTACTGAACTTACTCATTGAATACTATCATACGATATACGAAAATCAACCTAACAACCTGGCTAAGATGGTTAACTTGATTAAGACTGAGCCGTTGCCACATTTAAAGATCGAAGAGCTGCCGGAATATGTATCACAAGATGACAAGCTAGGCAAGGCATATATAAATGACTGGGTTGCTTCATTAGAAAACCAACAATATTTAATATTCTCCACACAAAAGGAGCGTAAACAAAGTTTAGAAGAATTCATTAAAACAAAAAAAGATGGAATTGAAAGTACAAGAATCGAGGGTGTGGCGTAAAGCTATCTTAGATGGTAAAAACAAACCCACTGGTGAAACTGAAATTATCCGTAAAGAGAAAGCACGGATAGTTATTAT